TTAATGATTGATAAATATTACGCTCCCTGTTTCTTTACATCCTATCCTGCTATCGTGGATATCGCCGCAATATGGGCAAATCCATAGATGTTGATTTTCACACGGTAAGATGTTTTGTTGCGCGCTTTTCAGTGCCTTGGTTAGCATAGCAACTTCACTCTGAAGTTGCTGGATCACGCTATCCCGCTGCACAATCACAGCGCGCTGCTCTTCCAGTTGGCGGATTAACTCCGCCTCATTGAACATCGTCATGCTGCACGCTCCCGTCCCTGGTTGTCTGTTGGTGACAACGGAGCATTTACGAAGGCACGCGCTATCCCGGCGACATCCAGCGAGTAGCCAGGTTGCAGTTGTACTGCAGGTCCATCACATTGATTACCCCATACATCAAAGCCATGCGACGACTGGCGGGCGAATAGTTCAATCCGCGGCACATCGCCAAGCAACTGAACCAGTTTTTCGCGGATAACGTCCGGCTTGCGCGAGTTCTCTATGCGCGGTGCGGTGACGTGCTGGCAAATTGAAGCATCCATGCGGGCAGGAAGTTTGCCGCGTACCGCAAACAGGCAATCTTCGCTGTTTGCCCTGGTCATGTGGCCCATGCCGATCGCGCTGTTGCCTTTGTGCTTATTCGTCTTGTGCCAGGTGAACCCCTTCATTGTCATTAGGCGGAAGCCCCATGCTTCAATTACCTTGAGCGCTTCAACCGGCTGTGTCGGTACCCACCACATAGCCAGCAGGCAATCGTCGGCAGCAAGATCCCACACTGGAAGGCGGCAGATATCCAGAATGTTCATTACCGGGTATTTGAAACCGGCGCCTCGCTCGCCATCGGCTGCTTTGTCGCGATACGTCCATGGAGGATCAGCATAGATAAGAGTGTATTTACCGGTCATGCCATACCTGCCTTAATTGGACGAACCTTAAGAGATTCATTCAGCTTTTCAGCTACTCTCTGAGCTGCTATAGGGTTGCGAATAATCAGTTTGGCTGGAGTTAACCAGCCACCATGCTTCATCGAATAAATTAGTGTCACCATTCCAACGGTTATATCGTCTTGATGATTAGTCATACACCACCCCGCGACATCCGATCCCTGCGTATTCACCACGGCGCAGGCCGTTACCTTTCGATATGCACTGATCGCGGCGTATCGCTATCCTTGCGCGTTCAACCTCACCGACTGCTGCATCCATGCACAGCAACCAAAGCCTGGCTGCAATTCGGTACTGGCCTTTCGATTCACGCTCAACAGCGCGCTTTTCTACTTCCATCGCCGCCGGAGTAACGGCGACAACCTTTGAAGCCTGACGCTGAGACACATAGTTCAGGTGATACTTTTCAAGACGTGTTAATTTGCTCATCGGATCCAGCCTTCTCTGAAAATTACCGCCAGCAGATACAGCCAGGCGGAAACGGCGGTCAGGAATAAATACCATCCTGACCATTTTTCCCAGTGCCTGATCAGCGCTGTCATGCGGCGTTACTTACTGGTCGGTAAACGCGCTGATCAACCGGCGGCTTTTTTCCGGTGAACTCTGCCGTGCTGGTGGCCTGACGTTCATCAAGCCAGTTCTCAACCTCTTCAGCGTTCCATGCACAACGCTTATCAGTGATCCAGAAGCGCTGCGGGAACTCGCCATTGCGCTCCATGCGGTCAATGGTGCTCATCGATACCGGCACCACTGCCATCAGTTCCTTTTTGCCAAATGCTCTTTTCATCATTACCTCTCTTGCATTTGCGGCGCGCGTGGCGCCGCAGTGGTGATCACATCGGTACTTCGTTCAGTTCGTCGCAGCGGATGGTGTAAACGTCGGTTGCTTTTGCCAGCAGGTCATCATCACCAGCCAGTTTCTGGGCAACGTATTTGTATGCCTTGTCCAGGTCAGCATGGGTGTTGTAGTTCATCGCCGCGCCGGAAAATGCGTGCAGAATCTCTTCAGGACCGCGATCGTCTTTATGCTGCTGACGCTCTTCCTGCTTCTGCTCTGGCTTTGAGTTGATCAGGCTGTTCATACCTTGAGCCGTTGCCGCCGGTGGCGTGATATCTCGCTCAACGCGAGGTGTTGCCTCCTGCAATTCGTCAGGGGTATATACGCCAAGAAGTACATCAGGTGCATGCAGGCGAGCCCAACGCTTAACGCACAGGTAAGCAAGCTGCTGGCGCGGATCCTGTTCCCACAGCGGAGAGTTACGAACACCTGCCTGAGCCATGCTGATGGTAAGCTCGCGCGGCTCTGCTTCACCTTTCAGAACTGCCGATACTGTTACGGTCAGTGATGGAGATTTATCGCTCTTGCCATTCACCTTTGACCAGTCACCATCCCAGCGGTAATTCAGGCGAGTTGAAAGCAGGTTTGAAGACGACACGACGGCGTTAACCAGTTGTGCTTCATAGCCAAGAGTTCCGTTTACAACGTGCGTCTTCTGAGCAACAGCGAACGGGTTCATTCCCCATTGCGCCGCCTGCATGGTTACTGCCAGACAATCAGCAGGCTTTCCTGCCAAGTGCTGAGGAACGGTTGCTTTACTGTCTGCCATCAGGGTTGCGAAGCGCACCAGTTGATTCATACCTTCAGGACTGAAGATTGCCGCAGCGGTCCCTACGGTAGCGCCTGGCTGTGATGTGATTGCGATATCGTTGCTCATACGTACATATCCTGTTTGCGTGCCCACTCAGGGCGTTTAATAATTTCCACACCGCCCCATTCATCGCTGATGCGGCATTCGTGATAGGTATTCAGATCCCGGCGGAATAACTGGTGCCCGGCGTCAACATCCGGCGCATCCAGCTCGAATACGCGGACCGGGTATCGACCGCAGTCGATGGTTTCGCTCACAGCCAGGAAGAAGAATCCGTGTGGCTGCCCGTTTACTTTCAGTGCGCCTTCGCGGTACATGGCGTCCTGGACGTGGTAGCGGAATTCCTCGATGTGACGGGCAAAGCGATCCATGTCTGCAACCTTTTTCACATCGACGATCACGTTATGCTCATTCAGCCATTTATCCGGGCGTATGCGGCACAGTTCGCCAGTCTCTTCGTCATTCCAGTACATCGATGCTTCACAGTGGCCTGGAGCTTCCAGCATCCACCTCGCGGCAGGGTGGGCCATTGCGCTATCGCGCATCAGTTTCAGCTTCCGGCCCTGCTCGGCATCCATCACCGTCATACCCATGCCGGCAACGTCTTTCAGGAATGCTTCTTCGTCTGCTTTTCCCTGATTTGTGCGGCGGTTGAACTGTGGCGCCACGATGAAATGCTTATCGAATTCCTTCGGCTCCAGCAGCAGGCAGTGCAGGGCGCTACCCATATCCAGCGCGGACTTCTTCTCTTCGTCTTCCGGTGCTGCCTTGACCCATTTCAGAAGTGCAGGGTTCTTGGCCACCATATCCAGTTGTGACTTACTCACGCCGTCACCGGCGTGGTAGTCCTCGTTGCTGATGTCGAAATAGATACCGGTATTCATGCTGCATTCCTTTTGCTGTCGATCTGGTCAGCAAGGTCAAGACGTGCGATGACGCCAGTCAATTCACGTTTGAATGAAGACATCAGCTCTTCGAAATCATCACTTTCAAGTGCCGCCTCGAGAACTTCATAACGAACACCGGCACGGAGAATGGCGCGTTTGAATGATTCTTCCATTTCGCAACCAGCGACTGCTTCGATCAGCTCAACGTGGCGGTCATACAGTTCAGATGACAACTGGTAGTCATTGCTGAACTGAGTTGCTATTTTTTTCAGGTTATTGAATTGCTGAATATTCACTTGCTCACCCCAATATCCCGTTATCGTTGGCAACTTCGTGCGCAACCTTGTTGGTAAATGCCCATTTCATGCCCTCACCCAGCGTGCGAAACTTCCAGCTCATCAGCCCGCAAGCTGTAACGCAGTACCAACCGTTGATGATTTTCCACTGCATACAAACCTCGCTATTACCGTTTTGGTAATACTTGTAGATACAGGAAAGCCACGAAGTGGTGGTTTCTGCCTGAGCAATGCGCTCTTGTATTACCTTTAGGGTAATAATCAGATCAAAAAGTGATTGTGTCAATAGGTATGACGAGAAAAATTACCATTTTGGTAATTACGTGAGGCGTGAGCTTACCGCCATCGGGCAGGTAAAGCGTCAGAATGGCGGGGGATTACTTGCTTTTGTTCTGCTCAAACACGAAGTTAATGAATGAGGTAATCTTGTTCTTCTCTTCCTGTGGCAGAGCTGCATACATCCGGTGGTCATAGTCGATAATACCAGGTGCGCCGACGGGAATAATCATCTCGTATGCTTCATGCCCGAACGCGCGCGCCAGGGAGGAAAGAACGCCGATAGTTGTGCTGACTTCCGCTTTCATAATCCGGTTAACTGTGGCCGGGCCAATACCAGCCGCTACAGCAACTTTCTTTTCGGATGTCATTTCCGTGTTCTTTCTCATCCAGGCATTGAGCGTGGCTGCAGCCTGTTTCTCTACAGTCCATTCGCCATCATCAGTGGCCGGAATAAAGATATCAGCCTGTACTGCGTCCAGTTCATGATCGACATCAAGCCAGAACTTTTCTTTGCGTGCTGCTTCTTCAATGATACGCGCGGCATTCGGTCCGATATTTTTGATACCAGTACACCACCTGTTGACCAGGTTCTGCGAACGCTTTACCCGTTCTGCAAAGCGTAACTGAGTATCATCGAAATCCCTGCGAATGATTTCGTTAAGGTTTTTGCGTCTTATGTCATAAATACTTTTCATAGCTATTGTATTTGCCCATTT